GTATCGATTGCCTACGACAAACATGGCACACCAAAGCGTCTAGATACTGTGATCGTCTCCACGCAAACTAGATCGGCTGATCTCCGCGACATCCAAAACGATGTGGCATGGTGGATCGCTCCGATCATCGGGCAGGCTGGTTTCGATCCGGATGGGATCAAACTGCTAGTCAATCCATCGGGCAGTTTCGAGATGGGCGGGCCAATGGCTGATGCCGGGCTGACCGGTCGCAAAATCATTGTCGATACCTACGGCGGAATGGCTCGCCATGGCGGTGGCGCTTTCTCCGGCAAGGATCCGTCAAAGGTAGATCGATCGGCTGCATACGCAATGCGTTGGGTAGCGAAAAATGTGGTTGCAGCTCAACTGGCATCGCGGTGCGAAGTGCAGGTTGCCTATGCGATCGGCGTGGCTGATCCTGTTGGTTTGTATGTCGATACGTTTGGCACAGGTGTGATCAGCGACAGCAAACTTGCAAAGATGATCAGGCGCGTTTTCGATTTGCGGCCTGGCGCGATCATTGCAGATTTAGATCTGCGCAGACCGATTTATCAGGATACGGCTCGCTATGGACACTTTGGTTGGGCTGGACGATCATGGGAGCAGACGAACAGGATTGATGATCTGCTTGCAGCTGTGCGCCATCAGGAAATCGATGCAAAAGTGATCTGAAAAAAAAGATAAAAAACTTTCGCAAAGATGCTTTATTTATGTTTATTATTTGCTAAAGTATAGATGAGCCAACCGGCTCGCGAAAAAACAAGGGAGAAATAAATGCAGATCTACATTGCCAGACTAGAAACCCGCAACTGGGAGTTTGCCGGCTACGGCAACACGCCAGACGAAGCCAGAGACCTTTTGCGAAAGAAGTTTCTGAAAACCATGAGCGACCGCTTTGCGACGCTGACATGGAGCGAAGCCAGCGCTGATCTATGGATCGAAGAAGTCACCATCGGAACGGCAACGGTGCGCTGATGGCAAACAAAATCATCGAGCGCAACGGCGTTCAGATCGAGATCCGACCAGACAACCTTTTCAGACGCATCGGAGCGCACACCAGCAACTGGCAAATGCAGGCTGATGGCATGACGCTCGATGAAACCATAGACGCGTGGATCGCCACATGGCTCGCCACCGACAACAGCACATCCAACTCTATTCGCGGATCATTCCGCATCAACTAAGAAAGAACAAAATGCTCACACTAAACGCACAAATGCCAGACGGACAAACGCTGCAGATCACCAGCCGAACACCATTCGCCTACATCGTGGCATGGCTAGGCGATGACGGCAACTGGATCATCCTGCGTAAAGCGCGCGACCTGCGCCTAGCGCTCAACGCCAAGCACTCCGCGATGCAGATGCTCTCCGGCAAACTCTCCGCAGATGAAATCGTGATCGTAGAGATCGAGCAGGTGACAGCATGAGCAAAACCGCCTTGCTGATCCGAACCCTTGTCCGAATCGCATTCTTTTGCCTTTTGCTCGCTCCGTTTGGCATCGCTGGACAGGCGATCGAAAACATTGGCAAGCCATGGTATCTGATCGGGCTGACAGTGAAAGCGATTGGCGCTCTCATCGCGCTCATCTATCTCATTGTGCTATCGATCAGAAGCAACTGGATCGACATTGACTAGCCTAAAAATCGGAAGCCTATTCTCCGGCTACGGCGGCCTGGATCTTGCGGTCGAACAAATGACCGGCGGAAAGATCGTCTGGCACGTTGAAAACGCCAAAGCGCCAAGCGCAATACTGGAACGCAACTTTCCCGGCATACCAAACTACAAAGATGTTGCAGCTGTCGATTGGAACTCGGTAGAACCGATCGACATTCTTACCGGCGGTTTCCCATGCCAAGATCTTTCTTTGGCTGGCAAACGCGCCGGGCTGGGAGCCGGAACACGATCTGGACTATGGATCGAAATGTTAGAAGCAATTGAAACCCTAAAACCAAGATTGGTGATTATCGAAAATGTCCGCGGACTACTCAACACGCACGCCCATAGCAACATGGAACTCGATCCTGCAAGTATGGTCTATGACGAACGACAGCCTATTCTCAGAGCCATGGGTCTTGTATCAGGAAGTCTTTCCGATGTCGGCTATGACAGTAAATGGATCGCTCTACGCGCTTCCGATGCCGGATCTTGCCACAATCGGCTTAGAGTTTTCATCATCGCAAATCGCACCATCCGCGCTCTTTAGAACGCCTGCAGCCGACGAAGCAGCTGGTGGAGTTGTTGGAGAAAGTCTTGCGCGCGAGCGAAATCATCAAGTTCGACTATCAGATCAGATCAGAGATCTGTCAGAGATGCGCCTACTGCCAACACCCAACACGATGGACAGCCTACCGCCAAGATCACCTGAAAAGATTGCGGAGAGCAAAGAGCGCCAGCCTGCCGGCTACTCAAACCTGCGAGAGTATGTGATCAATAATCTAGAACCTGCAGCTGAAGCCACCACGATAGAAAGATCTGATTCGCTTCAATTGAACATTCCGTTGATCGGAACACCGCGCGCATCAGCAAGCCCAGGAACACAAAAGCAAATCGACGCTGGCGCACCAAAATCTCGCATCGAAGATCAAGTGCTGGCTACTAACTGGGGTAGGTTCGAACCAGCAATCAAACGCTGGGAGAGAGTGATCGGCAGAGTAGCTCCGGAGCCAACGCGCAACGATGGCAGAGATGGAGCGCCAAGGCTCAACCCGGCTTTTGCTGAGTGGATGATGGGTATCCCTGCCGGCTGGGTAACAGATGTTGAAATCTCGAGAGCCGATCAACTGCGAGCGCTGGGAAACGGCGTAGTGCCACAGCAGGCTATGTTAGCATTGCAACTTCTTGGTATCTCCGAAATGTTAGAAGGCATAGATGGCAACGATGATCAGCGCACAGAACAGCGATCCTAAACCAGAGCCGGCGCAGAGCGCCTTTGAAATCGAGCTGCACAAACGCTTCGCCGAAGCGGAGCAGTTGCTGATCAAGAAACATTTGGACTACGGCCCGACAAACATTTCTCGCGCGCCTGGTGGCGCTCTCAATGGTCTGCGCGTCAGGATGCACGACAAGCAGGCTAGGATCAATCACCTAATCGATACTGGAGCGCAGCCACAGAACGAAAGCCTGCGCGACAGTTTCGTGGATCTGGCAAACTACGCGATCATCGCGCTCATGGTTTTAGACAAGGCCTGGCCCGAATAAATACTCGCTTTGCAGATCGCTCCAAGACATCTTTAGGATTGGCTTACAAACAGACCGGCGATCGGCAAGGATCTCCGCTCTCATAGATAGTCGCTGATGATGCATTAGCGCCGACAGAGATCAGAGATCGTTAGGCTGTCGCAAAGTCAACTTTCCCACGATTGACTTTCGGGGATACCAGCGGTTAGAGCGTTGTGGGTTTTGCGCATCTAGATTAGTTGGCTCTGGATGATCGCTTCAAAGGGAAAAGCAGAGCTGCATGGAAGGTTTCTAAACGGATAGCCGGATACCCGCGCCCGAAAGGGTTTCATGTAGCGCATGGCGCTGTCGGATCAGTTGTAGTGGCTGATCCCCATGAAAACGCTCGATAGGCCTATACGGCTGAACAGAGTGGGGAGTGGCTGGCTCTAAGCCATTCCCTACTCTCCAGATCCTTCCGGCTGAAAAGGGATCGAGATGCTGGAGAGAATTGCAGAGTGCAGCTCGCTGGATCTGGCAAAAAGAAACTGAAAAAACTTTGCGAAAGATGCTGAAACAAATCTCTCTTGGCTCTATATTGTAATTATCAGCAAACGCTGAAACTGAATAAAACAAGGGAGCAACAAGTGTTTGGAAACAACGACAGCATCATCAGCCTTAGCGACCGCATGGAGAAAGAGATCAACAAACTCGAAGCGGAGCGCGCTGATCTTTTGGCAGCCATGGCTGATGGCAAAACCTTTGCAACAACCTTTCAGGTCGAGCGCCTGCTTTGGATCGATGCAGAGCGCAGAGTAAACTACCGCGTCAAGCAGATGGCAGACTACCGATGCGCTCGCCTAGCAGAATACGCGCAGAACCACACCGGCGAAGAATTCATTGACTTCAATGCCGAACTGATGGCAGAGATCCGCAGAGAGATCACATCAACAATCTTAAGCGCCGGCTGGATCAACTCATCGAGCGAGATCACAGTGCTTGCGGAGCGCATGATCTCGCACACTTGGTCGCAGATGGCATCGACCGCTTTCTACGCGGAGTGATCGGATGCGCAACAAAATGATCCGCGAGCGCCTGGCCGCATACATAAAGTCTGTAGCGGTTGGAGAACAGAGCGCGCTAAAGGCGTCAGAGATCGCGTTTGGCACTATGCAACTCAACGGCTGGGAATACTCCATCCGTTTCGGCTACCGCGTAGTCGATCAACTTTTCGAGCTGCCAAAACACGACCGCTCGATTTGCAAAACCGGTGACGATCACTTTTACTACGATCTCACCAAAACCCTTGGAAGAAGGAACTAATGGAGAAACAAACATTCATCGATCAACTAGTCGCATGGGATAACTCTCGCGCCAGATCAAAACAGACCGCGATCGGGGTTAGCAGCCTTGGAGATTGCAAACGCAAAGTCTGGCACATGGCTCGCGGAGATGCAGGCACTAACACAACTCTGCGCCTGCCGGCGATCATGGGAACAGCAATCCACGCAATGATCGAGCAGGCTGTCCACAACACCGGAGTGCTGATTGAGTATCGCGTAGAGATCGATGGCTATCCGCCAGCGACCATCGACTACTACAATCCAGCGACCGGAGAAGTTGTCGATTGGAAAACGATCACGCTCAAAAACGTTGATTATTTCGTCACCAAGCAGAAGCGCTGGCAGATCCAAACCTACGCCTATCTGCTGATGCAGTTGAAGGATCCGGCGATCGATGTCAAAACTGTGACGCTGGTCGGCATTCCGCGAGACGGCACAGAGAACGACATCGAGATCTACTCCGAACCTTACGATCCGGCGGTCGCTGAAGAAGCATTGGCCTGGTTGGCAAACATTCGCACACTCGAAGATGCGCCAGAGCCGGAACGCGAGCCAGCATCTTTCTGCCAACGCTACTGCCAGTTTTATGGAACGCTCTGCTCTGGCAAAACAGCCGACATGAGCGGAGCGCCGATCACAGACGAAAACGCGGAGCGAGCTGCAAAAGCGTATGTCGAGATCTCTGCCAAACTTAAGGAACTAAAAGCGGAACAGGATAGCGCCAAAACAGCGCTCGAAGGTATCGCTGGGATCACCATGGATGGGATCAAGGTTTCTTGGTCTAGCATCAACGGAAGATCCACGCCAGATCTTGATCAGGTCAAAACGCTACTCGGAGATCAGCCGATCCCGATGAAAACCGGCGAGCCAAGCGTTCGCCTAAACGTAAAATAGAAAGGCATCATGTCGCTATTCAAAAAACGCATGATCAGGATCACGTTTATTTCTGGACACCAGATCGATCTGACACGCAAGGAACACGACTTTGCAATCCCGATCATGACGGCCGCCGGCGAGAGCATGAGATTGCAGATCATTGGAGAGATCGTCAAACAGCAGAGCGTGATCAGCAAAAAATCGCCAACATGGTTTGCTTTGCAAACTGTTCTCGATGCTGTCGATGCCATGAAACTGATCCCATGAAAAGCCAAACCACAGACGAATGGTTAGCGCGCATGAAAGAAATGCTCGCCGGATCTGATCATGATGCGGAGCGCGCTCGCTGGAAGATGGGTTTTACATCTGGGCGCAGATTTCAAACAGACAAGATCACAGCCAAACTCGCAGAGATCGGTCTGATCTGGTGGGATGAAAACCAGAGCGCCTGGTTGAGCTGCATGACCGGTGAGCCGATCAAGAGCATCGACTATCGTGAGAACGGCTACCAAGGAGTGCATTTCTGATGACATACGACTACCAATGTGATCAATGCTCTGCGATCATGCAGATCGAGCGATCAATCCACGACAAATCAGATGCGCCAAAATGCGCAAACTGCGACCAGGCCATGAAACGGATCTGGACATCTCCGGCGATCAGTTTTCGCGGAACAGGATGGGGTCGTGGCTAACATCAGAGCGATCCGGATCTCGATCCCACCAGCGAAACCGCAGGGATCAAAAAACGCCTACATGATCAACGGCAAGATCGTGATGACGGAAGCAGCTGTCGGTCTGAAAAAAGCACGTCAGCAAGCATCCGATCTGATCGCCATGGCAGCCAGATCAAATGGTTGGGAGCGACTAGCCAAGGATGCATCCGCGCAGGTTCTGATCGCTCATTACATGGAGCGACCAAAAACTGTGACGCGCAAGAACCCTACTGTCAAACCGGATCTCGACAAGATCGTGCGCTACTGCCTAGATGCGATCACACAATCCGGAGCGGTCTGGCAGGATGATGCGCAGGTTGTTTGGATCTATGCCAGCAAACAGTATGCGGAGATCGCGCGCACGGATTTGGAGATCCGTTGTGATTGATCTGATCCCACGATTTATGCTTGGAGACAAAAAAGCGTCATGCGCCAATCCGATGATCGATCCCGAAATCTTCTTTAACCAATGGTTCGAAGCGGAGTGCGTGGAGATCTGCAAAACCTGTCCGCTCATGGATGCCTGTGCACAATACGCGCTCGAGACCAAAGTTGCTGACGGAGTTTGGGGTGCGCTCACTCCAACAGATCGTCAGCAGATGCTCAAAAAACATGCTAGATTTATTACGAAAGAGAAGGTAACAAATGGCGAAATCTAAATCCGGCGGCCAGGCGCAGAAAGCCAAGGGCGCAAACGATGATCGACCAAACGGCAAAGCCAACAAGAAACATCCAAAGATCTTCGATCCAATCAAACGCAAACTAGTAAACAAATAACGGAAGGCACATCGATGGCAAACATCACAATAACAATCACCGGCAACCTTGGAAAGCCTGCACAGGTTCGACAGCTGCCGTCAGGTAAAACGATCACCAACCTATCGGTTGGACACACTCCGCGCATCAAACAGAACGGCGAATGGACAGATGGGGAAACGATCTGGTTCTCTGTCAGCGTTTGGGGATCACTACCAGAGATCCTATTCACCACCGGCGCGTCTATCATGGCAACCGGCACTCTGATCCAACGCTCATACGACAAGGATGGCGAGAAGCGTCAGGCGCTCCAGATCGATGATGCGGTCGTGGCGCTCACTCACCGACCAGCGCGCGATGGCGAGAGCAGCCAGCCAGAAAACACACCGGCTCGAAGCATCGATGAAGATGATGCTCGCAAATACCGCGACTTCATGCCGTTCTAATGGATCAAAACGAAACAGGCATCCTGCTGTGGATCCCGATGTCGGAGATAGATGCCAGACGGCAGATGACAACTCTGCCAGCAATGGCTGCTCTGCTTGCCGAAAAGGTGCGCAACGTCTCCGGCATCGCAAACATCCACGCACAGATCACAGCAAATCGTGCGCCAGAGTTAGCGTGGAAAGTTGGATCGAGCGCCATCAGGATCGATGGCAAAACGACCTACCTAACTGTCAAACAGACCACGCTACTCTCCCTGCTTTGGGCCGTCGGAAACGCCGGTCTCACCTTTGATCTACTGCCGGCGCATCTCCGCGATGATCTAGCCAGCGAACAATCATTCCGCGTAGCCATCCACCGGTTGCGCACAGCGCTAGGCGCATACGGCTCGATGATCAGATCAGCCAGAAGCCATGGCTACTACATAGAAAAAACCGACCGCATAAGGATCACAGAATGAAAATCGAAACCATCAAAATCTCGGAACTGCAGCTCGATCCAAACAATGCGCGCAAGCACGATGACAGCAACCTAACCGCAATCAAAAACAGCCTAGCCACCTTTGGGCAACGCAAACCGATCGTGGTCGGCAAAGGCAACGTTGTGGTAGCCGGCAACGGCACGATCACCGCAGCCAAAAAACTTGGTTGGAAAGAAATCGACATCGTTAGAGTGCCAGAAGAATGGACACTTGACCAGGCCAAAGCGTTCGCGCTCGCAGATAACCGCACAGCCGAACTAGCCGATTGGGATGAAAGCATCCTAGCGAGCCAACTAGTCGAACTCGAAACCGAAGGCTGGGATATTGCCATGCTCGGATTTGAGAAACAGATCGATGATGATGCAGATCAGACAGAGCCGGGCGAAAAGGTCACCCTGGCCGACAGATTTGTTGTTCCACCTTTCTCGATCCTTGATCAGCGCGCCGGCTACTGGCAGGAACGGAAACGCAAATGGTTAGCCATGGGCATCCGATCAGAAGAAGGTCGCGCCGACAACCTTTTGGGCATGAGCGACACGATCCTACAGATCAACGCAGGCAACAACCCGGATAAAAAGAAACCGCTCACGCTCGGATCACTCTCTGGCATCGTGCCAAACTATTACGACCAGAAATCGGAAGCCGAAAAAAAGATCGGACGCTCGCTATCGCTCGCAGAGTTTGAAAGCGACTACCTGACGATCCCCGATACCGCAAACCTATCGACCACCGGCACATCAATCTTTGATCCGGTGCTTTGCGAACTCGCCTACAGATGGTTCTCTCCAGAGAGCGGAACAGTTTTCGATCCATTCGCCGGCGGATCGGTGCGCGGAATAGTAGCTGCAACACTCGGACGGCACTACACCGGCATTGATCTCCGCGCAGAACAAATCGAAGCGAACCAAGCGCAATGGTTAGAGATCACCAACGATCAGCCAGCCGATCAGACACCAGACACCGATGATGCATCAGCACTCACCCCTGTCCAAAAGGTCGGACAGTATTGGGTGAAGCGTGATGACACCTTCAACATCATGGGATCGCGCGGTGGCAAGGTGCGCGCCTGCCAAACGATCGTGGAGAACGCATTAGCCAAGGGTGAGATCATCGGGCTGATCACCGCCGGCTCGAGACAATCGCCACAGGTAAACATAGTTGCTACGCTCGCCAAGAAATACAATCTGCAAGCCAGATGCCATGTTCCCCAAGGCGCAGACACTCCAGAACTCATCGCGGCCGCAGAAGCCGGAGCGGAGATCATCAGACACAAGGCAGGCTACAACAACGTGATCGTAGCCAGAGCCAGAGAAGATGCGCAGGCAAATCCCAACTGGCTAGAGATCCCTTTCGGCATGGAGCATCAAGCGATCATTGCAGCTACAGCATCGCAAACCGCAAACCTGCCAGACGGCATCTCACGCATTGTTGTGCCTGTCGGCTCTGGCATGGCGCTCGCCGGAATACTCACAGGCCTACAAAAAGCCGGCATCGAGATCCCGGTGCTTGGAGTGCAGGTCGGCGCAGATCCAACAGATCGCCTAGACAAATACGCTCCGAAAAACTGGCGCAACATGGTCACGATCATCCAAAGCGATCTCGACTACCACACGCCGGCAGAGCGCACACAATTCTTTGGCATCACTCTCGATCCGATCTACGAAGCAAAAACGCTACCCTACCTACAAACCGGAGATCTGCTGTGGATCGTAGGCAGACGCGAAACAGCAACAGCAACCAGCACCAACATTGACATCACAGGCACAGCCACATGGTTCGCCGGAGACAGCAATGAGATGGATGATCTGCTCCCGACAGACTTCATGGCAGACATGATCATGAGTTGTCCACCATACGCAGATCTTGAAGTCTATTCGGATGATCCAGCAGACATCAGCAACATGCCATACGACAAATTCATGGAGATCTACAGATCAATCATCAGCCAGGCCGCCAAACGACTTCGAGACGATCGATTTGCTGTTTGGGTGATCGGTGACGTGCGCGACAAAAAAACCGGAACCTATCGCGGATTTGTGCCAGACACGATCAGAGCGTTCGAAGATGCCGGGCTGCGCTTCTACAACGATGCGATCCTAGTTTCCCCGATCGGATCACTAGGGGTTCGAGCTGCACGAATGTTCAACGCCGGTCGCAAACTCGGAAAGGCGCACCAGAACGTGCTAGTTTTCGTGAAGGGCGATGCCAAAAAAGCCACGCTAAACTGTGGCGAGATCGAGATCGATCCTAGTTTCCTAGCGGACGCCGACCAGCCGGAGTGATCTCCATGACGCGTGATGTCTCTCCAGCCGGAAAGTTTGCTCTGGCTTCATCAGCGCTGGCATACGCCTTTTGGATGTCTAGCCAGCAGAGCGAACGCTCTTGCCAGATTTGGACTTTGTAGTAGGCTTCAAATCGAGCCGATCCCTTTGTTCTCATACATCCATTATGCATAAAAAAATAAAAAAAAGCAACTCTATCCGAAGGATTTAGAATCTAAACATGAGCAACAACAAAGGTAGACCCAAAGGCCGATCACCCAAACCCGAAGTCCTAGCGCGCGAAGCCGAAGTAGTCAAACTCCGACGCGGTGGATTGACATGGGATCTGATCGCACAAAAGACCGGATACGCTGATCCATCCGGAGCGCAAACCGCCTACATGCGAGCTGCACAACGCCTTGTCCAAGATGACATCGCAGCCATCAGATCGATGGAGATGGAAAGACTAGACATCGCACAATCAGCGATTTGGGGTCAGGTTCTCAACGGATCACTATCAGCAGTAACAACGCTTATGCGCATCATGGAACGGCGAGCGCGTTTGCTTGGACTAGATCAGCCGATCAAACAACAGGTGGAAGTGACCAACTATGACGGAGCAACAATTGATCGAGAAGTCCAACGGCTCGCAGATCTCCTTGGAGCAGGCGATCGCGGCCAGGCGCGGATTTTGGACACTCCAGAAAGCCAGACCTAACCAACTCCCACCAGACAACGATTGGAACACGTGGCTGTTGCTTGCCGGTCGCGGATTTGGCAAAACCAGATCTGCAGCTGAATGGATCGCATGGATGGCATCGCGCCACCGCAACACTCGCTGGGCGATCGTTGCACCAACCTTTGCTGATGCCAGAGATACCTGCGCCGAAGGTGTCTCCGGAGTGGTGCAGATCCTTCGAGAGTATGGAACGCTGAAAGACTACAACCGATCCATCGGAGAGATCGTGCTGACAAACAGATCACGCATAAAACTATTCTCCGGCGAAGAACCCAACCGGCTCCGTGGGCCACAGTTTCATGGTGGCTGGTTCGATGAGTTAGCGTCATTCAAATACGCCGATGCATGGGATCAGTATCAGTTTGGTCTGCGCCTAGGCGATCATCCGCAAACAGTTGTCACCACCACACCACGACCTGTCAAACTGATCAAGGATCTCTCATCCAGAGATGGCGTGTATGTCCAGCGCGGATCCACATTCGATAACGCCGACAACCTAGCTGCCACAGCGCTCGCAGAAATGCGCCTACGCTACGAAGGCACTAGGCTCGGTCGGCAAGAACTCTACGGCGAAATCGTTGATGAAGTCGATGGCGCACTATGGACACACGCACAGATCGAAGCCAACAGAGTGACCGATCACCCACCACTCATCCGCGTAGTGGTCGCTATCGATCCAGCAGTAACATCCGGCGAAGCATCAGACGAAACCGGCATCGTGGTAGCCGGCGTATCATCAGACGGACACTACTACGTTCTCGATGATCTCACTCTGCGAGCATCGCCAGAGAAATGGGCGCGCCAGGCCGTCGATGCCTACCGCAAATGGAACGCTGATCGGATCATCGGAGAAACAAACAACGGCGGAGACATGATCGAACTGTTGCTCCGGCAGGTCGATCCATCGATCTCATACAAGAAAGTGACAGCCACTCGCGGAAAGATCGTGAGAGCCGAACCTGTAGCTGCACTCTACGAACAGATGCGCGCGCACCATGTCGGAATGTTTGCACCGCTCGAAGATCAGATGTGCAACTTTACACCAGACAGCAACCAATCACCAGACCGCATGGATGCGATGGTATGGGCGATGCACGAACTCATGGATAGCCAAGCGAGTATCATTGGGTTAGCGGCCTTGGCTCGGTTCTGTCCGTCATGCAGAATGCCAGCACCTAGATCCGCAAAAGTTTGTCCAAACTGTCACCAACCACTAGCAGACAAGGCTCAGAATGTCTAACCCTTTCCCACTCTCCGTGAGCATCGATCAGGCGCGCGATTGGTATCTGACGATCACATGGAACGACAGCAACAACACACCGATCAACCTGACAGGCTACTCCGCAACCTTCAACCTAGCCACGTCATACAACGCAACGACTAGCGCGCTCACTCTTACCAGCGCATCCGGCATCACCCTTGGCGGAGCTGCAGGCACGATCGCAATCCATGCCACACCAACACAGACCAGCATCTCTGCCGGCACATACTTTGGCGAACTAGTTTTGACATCAGGATCTGCTGTGCAAACATCGCTACTCAAAGGCCAACTAACTGTCAATGCAAAGGTGATCTGATGACCGATAACATAATCGTCACTCAAACGGTGCAGGCTGTCACAGTTTCCGCGCCAGGCCCACAAGGCGCGACCGGAGCAACCGGTTCAACCGGTGCGACAGGTGCAACCGGCACACCCGGCACACCCGGCACACCCGGATCGGCAGCCACAGTTTCTGTCGGCTCAACAACGACCGGCGCGTCAGGAACATCTGCCAGCGTCACCAACTCCGGATCCACATCAGCTGCTGTTCTCAATTTCACCATTCCGCAAGGCGCAACAGGTGCAACAGGTGCAACTGGTGCTACCGGAGCGCAGGGAAACCCGGGATCGGCAGCCACGATCACAGTTGGATCCACGACCACAGGATCAGCCGGAACATCTGCATCAGTAACAAATAGCGGATCATCATCGGCGGCCGTTCTCAACTTCACAATCCCACAAGGTGCAACTGGAACAACCGGTGCAACTGGAGCAACTGGTGCGACCGGCGCGACCGGATCGAGCGGAGTGATCTCCGTCACCGCACCGATCACAAACTCCGGCACATCAACATCAGCGCAACTAGGTTTAGCAACGACCGCCGTCACTCCCGGCTCATACACAAACACAAACCTTACTGTCGATGCCACCGGTCGCATCACCGCAGCCAGCAACGGATCAGGCGGTGGCGCATCACTCACCACAGCAAACACTTGGACAGCGATCCAAACCTTCAACGCTGGCATCAACACCAAATACCTGTCGCTAACCCTTGGATCCACATCAGGCTTGCAGGAAGCCTTCCAACTCAGCAACGTCACGATGACAAGCGCAAACACGTTCTATGTTGGCCCTAGCGTTTCGCTTGGTGCAGCTCGATGGCTGATCGTTGGAAACATCGTTGTTGCATCTCCAGCCAATACTGCGATGCGCGTCACCGCACGATTTGGAAACGCAACAGCCGGATACCTAGCCGGCGCGGAAGCCACAATGCCTGCGATGGGAGCAGGCGTTCAAGGCTTAGTTACTATTCCCATCAACACGCTCATAGATCTCACCTTTGGTGGATCAGGAACGATCGGCATCGAAGTCGCATCAACTGTCGCAGGATCAGTTATCCAATACACGCCAATCGATAACGGCGCATCTGTGACCGGATCCACATCCTATTTCACCGCCATCAGAATGTAAGACAAACTAGGATAAAACAATGGGTATTTTCGACAGAGCGATCGAGCGCATCGCAAAAGAAATCGTCAAAGCATCACCAACAGCGACACCAATCACCGATGCGCAACTCCAGGCCGCACAAAACCTTGGGTATGGTAACTCTGCCGGTCTCACGCGTGATCCAAACATGGGAAACGTTCCATTCACTCCCGGCGTTCCAATCATTCCCGGCGCGATCAATCCGCTCCGCGCTGATGGCAGACCAGATCCACGCCGGTATGAGTATCAGGTCGCTCAAAACATCAACATCACAGAGACGCGCCTTGTGCCTTTCAAGACGTTGCGCGCGGCTGCAGATCAGATCGACATCCTACGCCGATGCATCGAAGTGCTGAAAGCCAAAATGCAGGGTTTGGATTGGGATGTCGTTTTGGCTGAAGATGCAGCTGAACAGGTTATGCAGGAAACCGGCGAAACCAACTTCACGAAAGCCATGGCAAAAGCCAAGGAGCAGTTTCAGGATGAGATCAACCGGCTAAAACAGTTTTGGGAAGTGCCAGACATCGCCAACGGCTTGATCTTTTCAGATTGGCTCAACATGGCTCTCGAAGATGTTTTGGTTTTAGATGCGCTCGCAATCTGGCCGCAGAAACAGGTCGGCGGAGATCTCAATGGTTTGCAGATCCTAGACGGCGCAACGATCAAGCCACTCATCGATGATCGCGGTATGAGACCAGCACCACCATACCCTGCTTTCCAGCAGATCCTGTATGGTTTCCCACGATCAGAGTTTTCTGCGCCAGATGAAACGCTAGAAGCCGATGGTGAGTTTTCGAGCGATGAACTTGCCTACATGATCCGCAACCGCAGAACGACCACGATCTACGGCTACTCGCCAACGGAGCGCGCTCTCCCACTCGCTGATCTTTATCTGCGCCGTCAGCAATGGTTGCGCGCAGAATACACCGACGGAGTTTTGCCAGAGCTGCTATTTGAAACTGACGCCAACTTTGGTAACTCTCCGGATCTGCTCCGCGCCTATGAAAATGTTTTCAACGATGATCTAGCCGGACAGACAGAGCAACGCAAACGCGCTCGCCTGTTGCCAGCCGGCGTTCGACCTGTGCAGATGGATGGCTATGGCGAGAAATTCAAAGACACTCTCGATGAGTTTCTGATCACATCGATCTGCGGACACTTTGGTGTGATGCCAACAGAGATCGGCTACACACCGAAAACAGGTTTGGGCGGTGCTGGACATCAGAACGGCGAAGCGTCATCATCCGAAGTAATCGGGCTGATCCCACTCCAGCAATGGATGGGTCGTATGATCTCGCAACTCTCATACGTTTTCTTGGGTATGCCACGCGAACTCGAGTTTCGTTTTATGCCATCGGATCGTGCCGATGCTGAATCGGATGCTCGCGCGTCAGATCTAAAACTGCGTGGCGGACGCTTGACGATCAACGAAGCGCGATCGGCTGAAGGGCTACCGCTCATCGATAACCCATCGGCTGATCAACCAATCTTTGTTACCAGCGCCGGCACGTTTATGCTGACCGATGAAGGCTTCCAAAACATCGCTGGCGATCTAAACCCATCTCTGGCAGGATCGGGCGCTGGCGCACCACCAGAAGGCTCACCAGCACCATCTCCGGCGAGCGCGACCATCAGCGAAAACGCTCCAGCAGAAAATCCGGCAACCAGCCAGCCGGGATCACCAGACGAAAGCGATGATGGAGCAACCGACAAATCGTTGGATGTTTCACGTGAAACATTGATCGAGCAAATGAAAGAGACCAAAGCGTTTCTGCGCTGGCTTCGCAAATCGCCAGCCAGGCCGTTCGACTTCAAGGTGATGCCGGTCGTTTTCGCAGACACGCTTAACACGCTTGTCGCGCAACAAGATTTCGATGGCGCACGATTTTATGCGGAACAATACCTAGCATGATGTTCTGGAAGCAGATCAACGCCGTCTTGCTTCGCACAGCTGCAAACAGCGCAACGCTAATACGATCTGGCATCCAAGCGTCTGTCGATCGTGATCAGATTGTGCGCGCGTGGCGTGAAACGCATCCAGCCGGCGGATCAGCGACACCAAAAGAAGCGCGCGCCTGGTTGCGGATCCACGCAGTAGTCAAAACAGACAAACTCAACGATGCTCTCGCAAAGATCTACGCCACAGGATACGCGCTTGGCAACGATGTGAGCAAGGCTGCCATCGCTCACGCCTACCTTTCCAAAGCGTCAGATCCAAACGATCTGCTCGGATTTCTAAACACAGATTGGTCTAACTGGACACCCGGAAACCATCCAGCAGCCTTGCTGGTCGCACCACCCGGCGGTCTTATTGCTCTGCTAGGCAAACGGCGTGATCTCTATGCTGATCTAACAGACACAACACTCAACAGGATCGGCACAGATCTTGCAACCGCTTTGACAACCGGTGCAACAGATGCATGGTTAGCCGATCGCATCGATGCGATTCTTGCTGATCCGATTCGCGCGCTGACGATTTCATCGACCGAAATGAACGCAGCCATGAGCAGAGCATCAATCGACACCTACAAAGAGTATGGTGTGGAAATGAAAGAGTGGCTGTCGCTCGATCCATGCGACATTTGTGAAGCCAACTCGGAGCAAGGGCCAATCAGCATCGATGCAACATTCGAAAGCGAAGATGATGCTCCACCAGGCCATCCAAACTGTCGCTGTTCGATCGTGCCAGTTATCGATGATGGATCAGGCAACATGATTGAAGGATCAGATAGCGCATCAATCGAGATGATGGTGAAAGGTGTTCTGAACGCCGGAGATGTTGAGCGCGCACGAAACCGGCTCGCTGTTCTGCCAAACCCTGCCGATCCAACAATCGAGAACATTGAAAAGTATGTGATCTCGCCATGGCAGGTCGTGCCTGTTCCAACTATCGATCCGAAGGTTTGGGATCGTGCGGAGATCGCTCTAGTGCAGCTCGCTGATCTCTCTGGCACAGATCCGTTTCTGCGCAGAAAGAATGTGGCGAAGCACATCGAAAGTTTGGGCCAGGCCAATAGTCAATACAGATCGTATGCAATGGTGATCGAACGCGATGGCAAGAGTATTATTGTGGATGGGCATCATCGACTAATGGCGCTCTGGCTTCTTGGCATGGATCAAGCACCAGTTTGGCTAGTAAAGGAATAAACTCATGGCTCTAGTGCATCTCAACGCAACAGTTGGAACAACCGCAACGCAACTCTTTACCCTGCCATCCGGCTTGGCTCGCAACGTGGCTGTGCAAATACAGAACCTAGACAGCGCAGCCATCTTTATTGGTGATACATCGATCACCGCAACCGGCGCAGGTCGCGGTCACCAAATTGCAGCTGGCGCATCGTTTCAGATCTGGCTCAACTCTGGAGATCGCGTTTTCGCAATCTCTGCAGCCGGAACGTCTGCCGGCGCAGTAGTGATCACATACAGCGGTATCTAATCTAGGCAATCGTGAGTTTCATACCACCAAGCGATGTCAGATCTAACGCAAAACGCGGATTAGAACTGCGCAAAAAATACGGGCGTGGTGGAACAGCAGTAGGCGTGGCTCGCGCCAGAGATCTTTCCAACGGCGCTAGTCTCCCGATCGACACGATCCAACGCATGAACTCATACTTCGCTAGACACGAAGTTGATAAGCAGGGTGAAGGTTGGGGTAAAGATTCTGCCGGCTACATCGCGTGGCTTTTATGGGGTGGAGATGCAGGCTGGCGATGGGCGAAAGGTATACTGGCAAAAGAAAACAAAAAGGATAAAATGACAGATCTAGCATTCTCATACGCCGGCATTATCAAATCCGAAAAACAGGCTGACGGCACTCTAAAGGTTTATGGCAAAGCCACAGATGACAGCATCGACATTGATCTCCAGATCTGCGATGAAGATTGGCTAAAGCGCGCGATGCCAGATTGGTTCAAGTCTGGTGGCAACATCCGCGAACAGCACAGCAACATTGCATCCGGCGTGGCTACCGACTATGAGAGCAAAGCAGACGGACATTACATCACCGCTCTGGTTGTGGATCCGGTCAGCGTCAAGAAAGTTGAGACCGGCGTTCTCAAAGGTTTCTCGATCGGCATCCGTGGGCCACGCTTGGTGCGTGATGAAAAGGCTGTCAATGGTCGTATCATTGATGGACAGATTGTTGAAGTGTCTCTGGTTGATCGACCAGCGAACCCAAATGCCAAACTCATGTTGGCGAAGGCACTAGAGAGTGGAGAACTTGTGGCAGTAGATCAGAACAGCGCACCATCGCCAGCCGATGTCGCGCGCATGATTTCAAAGAACGTGGATGCAGATCCAGCAGAGCCAGAAACTGAAATTGCAGCTCCGGAGATCGTAGAGCCAGAGATCGTAGAGCCGGAGATCGTGGATCCAGAGATCGATGAGCCGGCAGAAACTGTTGATGCAGAGCCAGAGATCGAGACCAAAGGCCAGGCCGCCGAAACCGATCCAGCCGATGATGCAGAGAAGTCCGTTGCCGGCGAGATCGTCAAAGGTGACATTGATCTCTACAACAAAGCGATCAGCGCGCTCGCAGAGTTGATCAAGTCTGAAACTGACGAAATCGTCGATGGCGATAACGAAAACAAAGACATCAAGGCTTTGCTAAAGGCTATGAAGCACCTACAGCGTTGGCACAAAATCGAAGCCGGCAAGGGCGAAGTGCCAATCCTGCCATCAGACAAAATCGATGCAGATGATGTCGATGGTGACGATGACGGATGTTCATGCGATTGCGACAGCTGCAAAAACGGCTACGGATGTGGATCAGATGGTTGCACGTGCGGTAGCATGAAAACCGCGAGCGCCGATCACAAGGATCTCGCAAAGACTTCGGTTGCTGATGATGGCGTGGTTGCCAGCATCATCGAGAAAGCCGTAGCATCGGCAAAGGAAGCCGTGACCGCAGAGATCGATACTCTGGCATCCGCACTAAAGGCGGAGCAAGAGAAGTCGGTGCAGTTGCAGGCTGATCTAGATGTTGCTAAAAAGGCAGTAGCCGGTGGTGGGCCTAAGCGCTCTGCCATAACCAAAAAAGACAACACCGCAAAGATCGACGCTCTGCTCGCGCAGGCTTCGGTTTATGCAAACAAATCAGCCGTCACAACGGATCCAACGCTCCGCGAAGGATACCGCCAGATGGCAGACGATCTCCGCAAAAAAGCAGAGAGAAAGGCTAAAGCCTAATGGAAGCAGTAAAAGCAACTGATCTTTTCGCTGATGAAACGTCAGCAAAAAAGGCAGCCAAGCGTCAGGAACAGTATCTTGGCGAACTCAACAAGTCATTTACCAACCCTTCAACTGTTCCGGGTCAGGCACCAGTTGCTAACCCTATGGCGCAGATGGAAGCACTTGTTGCGAACAAGTCGCTTTCGCCAGAAGCAGTTGGCGCACTCAACTCGGCTCTAGAAGCACAGCGCACCGCATCGGCTGACATGATCAAGGACATCACCTTGACTAGTCCGCTCTCGACCGCGTTTGCAGCCTTTGATCTAGAAGCTCCAGCCAAGTTGCTTACTCCACGACCAACCCCATTGCGTAACAAGATTGCTCGCAAGAAGGGTGTCGGAACAAGCCACCGCATCAAGCGCATCACCGGATACACCGGTACTGGCACAGGCGGTCAGGGAAACATTTGGCCAGGCATCACCGAAAGCACCACGACCACCTTTGGTTCGATTGCTTTTGAGCGTGGGCCAAAGATCTCCTACACCGCAGAAGATGCGATCTTCCCATACTTCAGTTACTCGCTGTCGGATGCAGTATCGTTCGATGCAAACTTCTCAGGTCTTGGTTATCAGGATCTGCGCCAGTTGTCATCGACCAGCACTCTATACGCAACGATGCTGATGGAAGAGCGCATGATGCTTATGTCGCGTGGAACCGCATCAGGTCTGTCAGGCGCTCTTGCAGCTCCGGCAACTGTTACTCTAGGTCAGCGCGCGGCCGCAAACGGCGAAGTCGCTCTAACCGCAACCACCTACTATGTCTATGTAACGGCAGATGCAGGCGCGTTCGGTGAAGGCGTTTCATCAACTGTGCAGAGCCTTGCTGTTACTTCGGGCAACGTCCTTACTGTCACCACCACCGCCGTAACTGGCGCGCTCGGATACAAGGTTTACGTTGGCACTACCACTGGTAACGCCAATGCCAAGTATCAGGGTCGCTTCACCAGCCTTACCGGTGTGATCAACGGCGCTGGTGGTCTTTCTACCAACGATGAGATCATCTACTCGACCGCATCAAGCGCTACTGCACCAACCGCAGACACTAGCGCTTATGCGACCGGCTACGATGGCATCCTGCCACAGATCATCAGCAATGGTGGTGCAGTAAACAACGTGAACAGCCAGTTCTCGACCGCTAACCCGGGCGTTGAATTCCAGAACATTTTTTCAACTCTGTATAACAACGTCAAGGCTGATCCAGATGAGATCTTCCTAAACGGTGCAGACCGCAAGCAGCTATCGGATGCGATCAAGAACGGATCAACGGCTAACTATCGTTTGAACCTAACGCAGACCGATGCAGGCGATTATGTTGGTGGTGCAGTTATCGGCGGTCTCTACAATGAGATCACCGGCAAACTAGTTGATCTAACTGTTCACCCATGGTTGCCACAGGGCGTTGCTCCGGTGATGTCTTACACCTTGCCTATTCCTGACACCGAAGTTTCGGATGTTTGGGCTGCGGTAAACGTGCAAGACTACATGGGTGTCCAATGGCCTGTCACGCAGTTTGCTTACGAATTCAGCACGTATTTCCGTGGTGGATTTGTTGGCTACGCGCCAGCATGGAATGGTATCGTCACAGGTATCAAGAGCGCCTAGTAGAATAGACGCATCGCGAACAGCCGGATTGCCAAACGCGATCCGGCTGTTTGCTTTTATCTGGAAGGGTTTGCATGAGTGATCTAAGAGTGCCGAACGATGGTGTTCGCGGTATCGATGTTCAGACGGAGAGTGGCGTAGTAAAATACGATGCAGATCGAACTGGCAAGGTTTCTGTCGATAATCCGAAACATGCAAGGCAGATGCGCGCAGAAGGTTTTACAGCTGCACCATTGGCTTCAGGTTTTGCCATCGTAGGTTTCCCATGTTCTTGTGGGTTCAATAGCGTCTTTCGTAAATGCGGTAGGTGCGGTAAGGAGAACTAGTGGCTAACGCCATCTCACCAATCGTCAGACAGGTTTCACGACCTTATCTCTCGCTCGCTGAATTCAAGAACGCGCCGACCGCTCTCGACTATGGAAACCTTGTAGCCGGTGGCAACCAGGCCGCGCAGGATGCAGAACTCACCAATGCGATCACTCGAGCATCATCATGGATCGATCAGTATTGTAATCAAATCATCGGAGCGACCGCAGATGTTGAACAGCAACGCGCTCGCATCAGACCAGATGGCACGATCCGTTTTCATCCAAAATACTTTCCGATCGTAGCCTTGACATCTTTTGCATGGGGATCGACACCAAACTCGCTAGTGACCGCTCCGGATGTTTCTGGCGCATGGTTGGAAGAACAGGAAGTGATCTTTCCCTACGCTGGGCAAAATCTCACCTACTCAAACCAAGGGCCATTATCGTTTGGTTTCCCATCATCGAGCAGAGCCGAAACCTTTATCAAATACTCATACATCAACGGCTACGCTAACGCGCTAACAACCGCATCAGCCAACGCTGGAGATACATCGATCGTGGTCGATTACCCTGTTGGCATTATCCCCGGCGAGACGCTGAAAATCTTTGACGGAGCATCTACAGAAAACGTTGCGGTCTCGAGCAACTACAGTTTTGGATCATCGACAGTTTTGCTGGCATCGCCGTTGATCAACAACCATGTATCAGGTGTCAGCGTTTCGGCATTGCCGGCAGCTGTCAAAGAAGCTGCAATCTTGGTGACTAGCGCCTATCTAAAGATTCGCGGAGATGCATCGCTGATCATGGCTGTAACCACTAACCCGGGTCAGCAAATCGATGGCGCGCAACGCGTTGGATCCGACATCGCTCACGCCATGGATCTGCTAAAGCCTTTCCGCCGGATCAGATAATGTCCAGACAAGAAGTCCGCAACGCTGTTGGCAACTGGATCGCGCAAGCCAATATCACAAACCTAAACCAGATCTTTACTGCGTTTCCAAAGCGTATCAACTTTCAGCAAAACTCTGCGCCTGGCCAACTCACCAGAGCTGCAGGTGTCGTTTACATCAACTCGGAGATCGAAAGCCGTATCGCGGTCGGCGGTGCAAACTCCGGCTGGAAACGGATAGACTACGAAGTTGAGTTTCAGATCTACTGCCACTCGATGCAAAACTATGCGCAGGATGCCATGACCGATTTCGATGTGATCATTGACGCTGTAAAAGATCAATTGCGCTCCGGTGGTCATAGACTAGGTTTATCAGATGGCACAACTATCTGGCAGGCCGCCGAACCGGGGATCTCTGTAAACTATGGAGAGCCACTCACAAATGATGGCGGTGCTGTTGAGATTTGGGCAGCCATCGTTTTCACAGTTACGCAGATGAAACAAAGTTAGGATTAGCAGATGGCTCAATTCAAATACTCTGGAGATCAGGATCTGATTTTCCCTTCGCTTGGTATCATTGTCAGATCGGGAGATGTTTTCGAAGCGCCAGATGATCTGACCGCAGAAGGCGTTGAGATCGTAACTGACACCAAGAGTGCCGGCAAAGCTTCTAAAGCCGTCAGCGCCGATCCTGTGACCGATCAGACCACATCTAGCGACGCGCCTTCAACCGATAGCGCATCAGAGCCATCCAACTAAGGAGCAAATAAATGACCGCACAAAATAGCGTAAGATCCTACCTTGGTGTCGCTAAAGAAACCACCAAGGGAACGCCTGTTGCGCCAACCACTTTCATTCCTGTAACCGCGTCAAAGATTAGACCGCTCGATGTCATCGATCCGCTTTTCGATGATGGTCTGCGCGGATCAATGGTCAAGGGAAACTACAACTATGTGCAGGGTCGCGTTCGTTCCACCTTCGATTTTGGTGGGCCAGTTTTCGCAGACACTTTCCCATGGGCTGTAGCCGGTCTGCTCGGATCTGTTGCGACCACCGGTGCGAGCGCACCATACACGCACACAGTTTCGCTAAAGAACTCGAGCGCAACTGCAGCTGACGCACAGCCAACCGCTTTGACGCTCACCGACTTTTATGCAACTGCGGTGCGCGCATACGCCGGCATCCAAATCCACGATGTCTCTCTCAACTTTTCGGCTGAAGGCTTGCTGGACTATGATGCCAAGGGAACCGGATGGCAGAGCGCGACCGCCAGCACTCCAACTCCATCGTTCTCTACGATCACTCCAACTCCAACATGGCAGGCAACTGTTTCGGTTAGCGGATCGCAGGTTGCTAACGCTGTTGAAGGTTCGATCTCGATGACGCGATCTGTCACTCCGATCTATGGCATCAGCAACAGCCAGAACCCTTTTGCCATCTTTGTTGGCGGTCTGGAAGTCAAAGGTCAGTTGAAGTTTGTCATGGAGACCGATGCGCAACTCACCAACTTCCTTAGCAACACTCAACCAGCGATTGTGATCAACTGGACTAACGGAACAGGCGCAACCGCAACGCAGATCCAAGCCACTCTAACCAAGGGCGCTTATACGGCTGCGATCATCGATCGATCAAAAGACTATGTTGAAGTGCAGATCGACCTTACTGGCCTGGCCAACACAACTGACGCTGGCGCATCCGCCGGCTATGCTCCGATCAAATGGGTGTTCCAGAACGCAATCGCGTCTGGCACATACCAGTAAAAGCGTGGTGGGATCACAACTCTTTGGATCGCCTTCCCCATAGTGATCCCACCACTCAAATCTGGAAGGCAAACTAGGAAAGGCACAAATGGCTACAAAAAACATCACTCTCCCATCGGGAGAAACTGTCGAGCTGCGAGATGCAAAAGATCTAAAGCACAAAGATCGTCTGCGCCTGTTTGCAAACGTCGATGACGATCTAAACTCAACAGAGCGCGCTCTGCTCATCATGGACAACATGGTTAGCATCTTGATCGCATCATGGTCGTTCGATCTGATGCTTCCAAGCATCCGGCGCGAAACCCTTGGCGAGTTGTCAATCGATGACATGAATGTTTTGACGGAACAAGCACAGCAGGCATTGCCAGCGCTGACATCATCGACCAGCAAGACGGCAGAAACAGAAGCAGACCCAAAAGCGGATACCGGCAACTCCAACACCTAAAATGGGTTTTGCAAGGCAATGAGCGCAACGACGAATGGCCGTTTCCGGATGCAGAGTATCGCTACTATCTTTGCGCTGATCGCTTTGGTTGGACACCGGAAGAAACAGATAACCAACCTGCTCAACTAATAGATTGGGTTCTAGGGATCGCCGGAGTTGTCGAAGAAGTCAAAGCAGAAAAGATGAAATCATGAACGATGCACGTTGGATCAACCGCCGGCAGGTTCAGGATGCGATCAAACGCGAAGGTGATCGCATGGAGAAAGCAGCTATGTATGCCATCTCGCAAGTTGCTTTTGCTGTAGAACGTCAAGCCAAAATGAACGCCATGAACGGAACACGCAAGCGCGTGGTCACGACTAACGCAAACGGCAAACGCGTCATTCGCTACGATCCGCCACGCCACATTGGCCCAAAGGGTCAAGGCCCTAACCGCGTGACCGGCGCTTTGGTGCGCTCGATCCATACGGAGATCCGGCAGGGTTTCGGAAACTATGTTGCACAAGTGTTTCCGACGATGATCTATGCGCGCGCGGTCGAAGTAAAATACGACTATCCATACCTGCGACCGGCTGCAGAGCAGGTTGAGAAACGCGCCAGCGAAATCTTTACGCGAGCCTTTAGACGGAAATGGAGTAGCCAATGAGTTCTATTCCACCGATGATGGTGCAGATCGAACTAGACATTGCTGATCTAAAAACGCGCATCGCGCAGGCAACAAGAGAGATCGACAAAATAGGCGATGGCGTTACTAAACAAAAAGCGCCGATGGAATCATTTGGAGTGTCTGTCAAAAAACTGGCAGGCAGTTTCTTGGCATTTGAAGCGGTTGCGAAAGCCACAGAGTATCTAAAAGAAGCCGGCAAGGCCGCCGCGATCGACAACAAATCTTTCGATGAGATGCGACGCACTATGCAGAGTGTCACATTTGCAACCAACGAACAGGTGGAAGCCACCGATAAGCAGTTGCAAAAGATGGCTTTGGTCGCTGGCAAAACAACAAAAGAGTTGCGACCTAGTTTCGATGTGCTGGTGCGATCCACGCACGATGTTTCCAAATCGTTGAAACTGCAACAGATCGCGATGGATGTTTCAGCCGGCACAGGCAAAAACCTACAAACTGTCACCCTGGCCATTGCACGATCACTCACAGGCAATACTGCAGCTCTGAACAGACTTGTGCCGGGAGCAAAAAACGCAACAGATCAGATTGCCTTTCTAAAAAACGCTTTCTCTGGCGCAGCCGAATCGGCCGCTGATGCTGATCCCTACATGCGCCTGAACGCAACGATGGAAACTCTGCAAGAAAGTGTTGGACAATCTTTGCTCCCAACGATGCAGGCGTTTGCAAAATGGTTCACAGACAACCTACCGCTAATCGAAAGGTTAGTGCCGATCATCGCCGGCATCATCGCCGGATTGGGTGCGATGAAACTGACGCAGATGGCTGTCAATGGAATACAAAGCCTATGGGCTGGCATTCAAACTCTGCTTGCTTCTCGAGCATCAGCCACGGCTGTTGCTATGGAAGCGGAAGCGGTTGCTACTGATGCGGTGGCTGTAGCGACCGAAGGTGCAACTGTTGCGACCGAAGGCTTTACAGCAGCTCTGGCATCGACCGGTATCGGCGCGATCGCGATCGCGGTTGGTTTGCTCACAGCAGCCTTGCTTGGTTTGAATGATGCATCAGCCGGAGCAGGTCTTGGGCCGTCTAAGGCCGCAATTGCAGCCGGCGATAAAGCGGTCGCTGATGCACAAGCAGCCGCTCGAAAAGGCAAGTATGGTAACTTTAGTTACTCAAACGTGCGCGGAGTAGATGCATCAAAAACTTTAGATGGTATTCGTCAGGCCGCGATTGACAAAGTGAGCCAAGCAGAGAGCGATGCGCGCGCGGCCGCGGCGAAAGCGCAGGCTGCAAAAGATGCCAAGGCTGCTATGGATGCGCAAAACGCGTCAGCGTCTGCTCAAAAACTGGCGCAGGCTAAGGCTGCACTTGTGTCTGCTTTTGACAACTTTGGTGAGCAGTTTGCGCCGGCTGGTTTCATCCAACAAAAAGTTGGTCGCATCCAACAGGCCGCCATGGATAGTTTTGCGCAGATCACTAAAAACCTAAAAACTGGTCTGGATGCTGGAGCGATCACACAAAAGGCTGCATCAGCCTTGCAAAGTTATGCAGATAAAGAACAGGCTGTTCTAGAACGCATTGGTGCAGCTCGCGACGCGTTGGCAACAAAATACGATCTTGCCAAAACTCTCATTGGAGATACCAGCAAGGGCATTGCTGAAATGTTGGGCATCGACAAACTAGGCGCAACCGCGCAGAGCGCGATCAGCATCATGGATGATGTTGCTAAACACGTTGTTGCCTATGGGCAAAACATTGCAAAACTAAAAGCGTCAGGATTATCGGCTGGTTTGTTGGGAGAGATTGCGCAGGCTGGTGTGGAGAAAGGCGGAGCGCTCGCGAGTGGCCTGGCTGGCGCTTCGCAGGATCAGATCGATGCTGTCAATAAATCTTGGCAAGCGGTTCAGGATGCATCAGCCGGCACAGCCGATCAGGTTGCAACAGCGATCTATGGTGACGGCGTTGATGTTTCTAAAGGCTTGCTGAACGGCATCATCTCGCAGGATCAGGCGCTCTTGCAAACGGCTGCAACTATGGGTCAAAAGTTTGCTAAAACATTTAGCAAGGCTGTGCAGCTCGCATCAGGCAAAACTACAGATGCACAATTTGCGCAAGCCATGTCAGGTTATCTGGCAGATAATGTTTCGCCGGCGCTCGCCAAATCTTTGACTAGCGCAAACGCAACACCATGGGTTACTGCTCCATCATCGCCATCGCAAACTGTGATCAACACAAATGTTGTCGCATCAACTAACGCATCACCTACGCAAATCGCTAACCAGACGATCAGCGCGATCAAGTTTGGTTTGCCTGTTTCTGTGATCGGATCCACAAACTAATGGCTTTATCAAACTACTCTTTCCAATGGAACGCATCCTATCTAAGCACTCCGTTTGTGTTTGGTGGATCCAACTCGCCATTTCAGGTGATCGCTGTCGATGGCCTTGAAAGTTTGCCAGCGCTCCGCACCCAAGACAGCAACCGCGGTTACAACGATGGACAGTTTTCTGGGCGCGACTTCTATGATGCGCGCGACATCACGATCTCGGTGCTGATCCTAGCCGGAAACGGAAACAGCGCACAAGCAAACTTAAACCTGTTTCAGCAGGCGCTCAATCCACAGCAGGCTGGCACAACGCTTTTGCAGTTTCAGTTGTCTAGCGCTGATCAGTTGCAAAGGCTCTCCGCGCGTGTGCGCGACCGCAAGATCACGATCGATCCTGAATACACCTACGGATACATTCGGGCGCAGATCACATTGTTTGCGCCGGATCCACGCTACTATGATGATGCAGCTACAACTGTTGTTCTCACCCCTGGCTCTCCAACTGGTCGCACCTATAACCGCACCTACAATCTTTCGTATGGTGGCGGAACATCAAACGCGACAACTACTGTCACCAATGCTGGCTGGGCAACGACTAACCCATTGATCACGATCACCGGGCCTGGCGTGAACCCAACAATCACGAACCTAACAACTCAACAGTTTCTGGCTTTCAATACCACGCTATCGGCAACTGATACGCTAGTTATCGACCTAGATCAGAAAACGATTGCGTTGAACGGATCAACGGCTCGCAACCTTTTGAACGGCAACTCGCAATGGTTCGGAGCATCGACCGGATCAACTCAACTCTACTTTTCTTGCTCTAGCGGAACATCTGGCGCGACCAGCGCAACAGTTGTTTTGAGAAACGCCTATGTATAAGGAGATCGGCTAATGGCCTTAAGAACACCACCATCATGGTTGCAAAACGGATCGCATCCGGCAGAGAACGATCGTCTCACTATGCAGGCGCTTGTTTCATCGACCGGCGTTATTGGATCATCATCGTTGCAGATCACCGCGCAGGGATCGCCAAACATGACAGTGAATGCTTCATCTGGTTGGGGATCGGTTCTCTCTAGCACAGCAAACGCTGGCGTTTATTTGTTTTACAACGATGCATCCACAACGCTCACGATTTCCGCAGCTGACGCAACAAACCCGCGCATCGACCGCATCGTGGTAACTGTAAACGACACCTACTACTCGGGATCGCTAAACAACGTCACATTTACTGTGATCGCTGGAACGCCTGCCGGATCTCCGACCGCTCCAGCCACTCCATCAAACTCGATCAGCCTGGCCACGATTGCTGTGGCTGCAAACACCACAACGATCACATCGGGCAACATAACTGATACTCGAAGCCTAACCACTAGCAACCTAACAACCGGTGTTTATCTACCGCTTGGTGGCGGAACAATGACAGGGCAACTCACAGCCGTTGGTGGATCTGCATCGATCACGCCGATCAAACTAACAGCCGGAGCAACGCTCAACGCTACGCTTGTGCCGGGCGCGATCGAGTATGACGGAACAGCACAATACTTTGCACCTAACTCTGCCAGCACTCTCACAACCAACGGCGGTCGTGCAGTTGTGCCTGCAACGCATTACTATGCTCTAAGCGCTGACCGATCACTATCGGTATCGACATCGGCGCAGTCAGTTTTCGGCGTTGGCATCTCACTAGCTGCATCAACAACTTATGAGTTTGAGATCAACATTCGTTTCCAATACAATGTCACCACTCCATCGATCTCGACAACTCTTGGGCTGTTGCTTGGCGCATCCGTCACATCGATCACAGCGATCTATGAAATCGCAAACGGCTCTTTTGGAAACGGCATCAATCCATCGACCTACTCGATTTCTGGAACAGCATCGCAGACGCTTAACTATGCAACAGGATCATCAGGAACGCAGAACCACACTATTCGCGTTCGCGGATTGCTCCGAACAAACACAACAACAACGCTCACTCCGCAAATCACACAAGGATCTAGCACATACACATCGCCGTTGGTTTTAGCAAACTCATGGATGAAACTAACACCGATCAGCAACTCGACCACAACATCTGTGGGTGCGTGGGCCTAATGTCTGACGAACAAATCCCCGGCTGGGCGGTCGAACTGACGCGCCAAGTCACAATCCTAAATGAGCGCCTGCCAACTCATGTCGAATGGACAGAGCGCAACATCAAGGATCACGAAATGCGTATTCGAGCATCCGAAGCAACACTCAACGCTCTGGGCAGGATCGAGATCCGCATCGATGATCAGGATCGGCGCATCCGCGATACTGAAAAGAAACTGTGGATGGCATACGGCGGATTGAGCGTGGTAGTCTTAGCGATAGAAATCATCTATCGAGTTTTAGGGAAATAAATGTCTGAAACAGCACAGCAAGCGATTGCTAAATTCAAAACCTTTCTAGGCAAGCCACGCGAAGATCTGCCATGGCTAAACGGCAAAACTCCGGGTTTCCCAAACCGCGTCAAGGGTTTCTACGATTGCGCACTAGGCTACTCATTTATCGCTGGCATCCATCCGGCACAGGTTTCGTGCCACGCTATTCGTGATCTTTGTTTGGCAAATAAAACTTGGCACACCGATCTCAAAGATGTGCAACCGGGCGATGCCGTTATTTTCGATTGGGAGAGCAAAAAGGGTCTAGGCAAGAACACCAACACCGATCACATTGGAATGGTGATCTCAGTTGATCTGAAGGCTAAAACTGTGACCTACATCTCTGCCGATACCGGCAAGGTTATTCCGGGCATCGTAACGCTTAACACTATTGGAACGCTTTGGATCACCGGCTTTGGCAGACCTGTAAAGTTTGTGCCACCAGTATCTGTTGTGCCAACAATCCACGCAGAACAGCAGGCTGCGCATACCGCCACGCCAACTGCAGCTCCAACTCAACAGGCGGAGTGATGCAGAAACGACTTTTGGCCATCTGGGCTGTTTTCTCTGATCTGCTCTGGCGCGGAATAGGTCTGTTTCTTTACATCGCTGGATCGGCTGGACTATCTGGCGCGATCGTTTTCGGCTCATGGATCGGTGGCATTATTTCGGCCTGGCTGACGCTCATGCTTGGTGTGGTTGGCGGTCTAGGTTATGCCATCGCGATCACCGGCAAGGCTACGCAGGATGATGTTCAGAAAGGCATCAAGGATGCCATTCAGAAAGCGCAAACTCCCGAAAAGAAGTAGGCTGGTATCGTGACCCAATATCGATACCTATTTGCTGATCTGATTACAAACACGATCATAGGCGAGCTGCCTTTGACGGCTGTCAATTTCACAGCGCAACTCAACGCTGCCGGATCATTTACTGGATCTCTGCAACTCTCTGATCTCCGCGAGAGCGCGCTCAACATCAACAACTCAACGATCCCCGGAAGAACCGCAATCTATGTCGATCGAGATGGGCTGATCGTTTGGGCTGGCATCCTTTGGTCTCGAGAATACGACAGCCAAACCCAAACGCTAATGTTTATCGGCGCAGAGTTTGAAACCTATTTCGAGCGCCGGCGCGTTGCGCAAACACAAACATTTGTAAACAAAGATCAGTTAGAGATTGCTCGATCACTTTTCACGTATGCGCAAAGCCTAACTAACGGCAACATTGGCATTCAGGTGGGCGCAGAGACATCCGGCGTCTTGGTCTCGAGAACGTTCTACGGCTATGAGCAGAAATCTGTTTATCAGGCGATGCTTGATCTGTCGCAAGCAGGAACCGGTGGATCATCTAGCGCCGGCTTCGATTTCAACATTCACTCATACTACGATGGCTCTGGCAACATCGTGAAACAGTTGGTGCTTGGCTATCCAATGTCAGGCATACGCTACACATCGACATCGATCAGCGTTCCAACATTTGAGTTTCCAGCCGGCAACATCAACGCCTACCGCTACTCCGAAGATGGTATGTCGTGCGCCAACACATTCACAACATTTGGAGCAGGATCAAACGAAGGGCAGTTGCAACAGACCGCGACAGCGACATCGCAACTCACAGCCGGATGGCCGTTGTTGGAAGACATTGGAAACTACTCGGACATCAACGACACCACGCTTTTGAGCAACATTGCATCAGGGCGTGTTGCAGCTGTGCAGAACCCACCGATCAATCTGACGCTAACTGTGCCAGCAAATCAGACACCAACTTTAGGATCATACGGGCCAGGTGATGACGTGCGAGTGCGCATCATCGATGATCGTTTCCCTAACGGATTGGATGCCATCTATCGTCTTGTTTCTTTGTCTGTCAGCGCTGGCGAAACATCGGCAGAGTTAGTTACGATCACTCTCACCTTGCCAACCACGTCATAAGGATTGTTATGCCATACATAAATCTGCCAGCATCTCTGCGAGCGCTGTTCAAAGATTACGATACGCGTTTGCAGAAACTAGAAACAGGCAAACGCTTCACTATTCCAAACATGAACCCGGATCCACAGATTTATCGTTTGGGAGATGAGTGGATCAACTCATCGACAGGCCTGTTCAAGGTTGTCGATAAAAACAACGCGATCATGTATGCGATCCCTAGTCAAATCAATGCGCGCATCATAATGTCTGCCAGCGCATCGCTATCGACTACTACTGGTGTCGAAGCAACGATCACAGGTTTTGATACTGCCACATCCAACCAGATAACAGTTAGCGCATCAGCCGGCTCGATCACCATTCCGTTTACTGGGCGCTATGCGATAACGGCTGCGATTTTGTGGGTGACAGGTAACGCGACAGGCTATCGCAGGATCAGGCTCATGGCTAATGGCACGACAGAGATCCTGCGAACGACAGACACTCCAGCGACCACCAACGCGCATCAGAGCCTACTCAACCTAACCGACTACAACTTTACTGCTGGCGATGTTCTGACTTTGCTGGCGCTCCAGAACTCTGGATCATCACTTACCATTGGCGGTATTGCAGCTCCGCTCACATTCTTTACTGTTACCTATGTTGGCAAATAGCGCGCCTGGCCATTAGTTGCTCTCCCGATCCTGTGCCATACTTGGATTGTCAGGTGATCACAAACTAAGGGAGTAAGCACATGGCGCTTTTAGACGATCTAAACAATCCGGATCTGCTCGATGTTCGCTCCGGCGTAGTTTGCTCGGTTTGCAAACTGCTCCGCGATTTGGATGCAGACACCAAAACAAAACTGTCAGCGCTTTTGGCTGATCCCGAAATACCAAAATCGCGTCTAGCTGCAATCCTGAATGCAAACGGACACAAAATGAACGGCAACACTTTGTCGCGTCATGCTCGCGGAGAGTGCCGTGGCGCTCGCGGATGATCTAACCGGGTTAGCAAACTCTGGATCAGATAAACGCAACCAAGCGCCTAAGGAAGCGTGGAGACCACATTTAGAGATCGATGCATCCGGTGGCTATTTTGTGACGTCAGCAAGGCCTTCTGGCGCTTCTGAAGATGCATCTAGCCTGCTTGCAGAGTTTGATCTTGATCCGCGCGCATGGGAAATTGTTTCTGTGCGCCGATCCAAATGGCAACGCTATGACGGCGAGTGGCTGGAAGCGTTTAGAGTATCTGTCAAGCCTGCCGGCAACAATCTGCTCGATCAGGATGTGGATCGGATCAGCGCGGAGATCAAAAAGTGGAGACCGCCAAAGGGATCGCAACCGCGATCAGGTGATCTGACAGCGATCTACAATGTTGGAGACACCCAATGGGGTAAGGATGCCGGCGATGGAACAGATGGAACGATCAGGCGCATTCGCGCTGGCATAGAAGCAAGCGTTGCGCGTCACAAAGAGCTAAAAAATCGTGGCATCGGGCAGATTGCATTACCGCAGCTAGGCGATTGCATTGAAGGGATTGTCTCGCAAGGCGGTCGGATCGTTGGCAGGCTTGATCTGTCGCTGACGCAACAGGTTCGATTGGGCAGGCGCATTCTTTTAGAGTGGATCAAGGCGATGGCTCCGTTAGCGGAGCAGATCATCGTGCCTGTTGTGCCGGGCAATCATGATGAAACGCATCGTCAAGTTTTGACTAACCCGATCGATAGTTGGCAGATTGAAATTGCATCGCAGGTCGAAGACATTATTGCGGAGAACCCGGATCTGGCGCACGTCAAGTTTCGGTATCCTGCATCAGACAACACCACGCTGGCTATTGATCTATCAGGCGAGATGGTTGGGTTTGCTCATGGGCATCAGGCGCGCGACATAGTGAAATGGTGGCATGGGCAGGCTATGGGTAGAACACCTGTCGGGCAGGCAACGCTTCTGATCACCGCGCACAAACACCACTACAAAGTTGAGCAGGTCGGGCCTGGCCTTTGGGTTCAGGTTCCGGCGATGGATGGCGGATCTCCATGGTGGAAGGATCGCGCTGGGCTGGATAGTCCAACCGGTATTGTTAGTTTGGTTGTTGGCGATGGCTATGATCCGCGCAGAGATCTGGTCGTGATCTCTGGCGAGCGCAGAAAGCAATAGCGAAATCCCCGGCGCTTGGGGATAGCGCCGGGGATCTCTGTTCCTTGGAGTGAACAGTAAAAGATTATCAAAATCTGTTGGATCTGTCCAATCTGTGTGCGCTCTGCAGCTCGAAAATGTTTATCAAAATGAGATAAAAAACTTTTAGTATTTCTCCCAAAATGTCCGCCGGTCTTGCTAAGTTGTAGTTAAGCCAGATGGCTCGAATAAAAAGGGAGAAATAAATGACTAGCAAACAAAACCAGATCATCGAGAAGGCCAAGGCGCGCGGTCTAAACGTGCGCATGGCTCGCACCCAACTCTGGATCGACATGGATGGCTTTGTGATCTCGATCGCAGCCAAAGGCAATCAGCACATTTTGGACATCCTGCCACGCGGATTAGGAACGATCGCTCCGACCACATGGAAAGAGATCAACCGCCAGATCGAAAACGCAGGCGCATAATGACCGGCAAGCAGAAACAACTCATCGAGAAAGTATCGGCTCAAAACATCGATTGGTCTTTTGACGCTGATGCAAACAAACTCCGCATTGATCTGCCAAAGCGCGTCTTGATTATCGCAGCCAAAGGCAACAGCCACTCGCTGATGATCATCTCAAAAGGCTACGGCGCATACAGCAAAACGACTTGGAACGAAATCTCGGACATCCTAGAGAGAGCAGGCGCATAATGACTACCACCGAAGGCTGGCAAAACTACGAAACATGGAACGTCTGGCTTTGGATCACAAACACCGAAAGCCACTATTTTGCTATGCGCGAGTATTGCAAGGATCAGATCCGCGCAGGCGAACGCGCCACCTATAAAGGGCTGATCGAATACTGCGGCCTGGAACAAGACAAAACTAGTGACCGCGTTCGCTACATCAGCAAGCAACTCGCATACGCAGAGTTGAACCAAGCGTTGCAGTATGAGATCGAAGATCTCAAAATGCACGATCTGACTATCGCTCGATAGCCGGATGAGAGATACAAGGGAGAAACCCAAAATGACAACAGCACTATCAGTAGCATCTGATCAGCAGGCGTGGGATGGAGCGCAACTTGCAGCTCTAAAACAGTTAGGCTTGTCCGATGCTCCGCAAGGCGATCTAGCATTGTTCCTGCACTACTCACAGCGCACCGGTCTCGATCCATTCAGCCGACAGATCTACATGATCGGTCGCTGGGATAGCCGATCAGGTGGCAACCGATACACGATCCAATCATCGATCGATGGTCTGCGGATCATCGCGCAACGCTCCGGCGAGTATGCCGGACAGACCGAACCGAAATGGTGCGGAGAAGATGGGGTTTGGCAGGATGTCTGGCTCCACTCCACACCACCTTTGGCTGCCAAGGTCGGCGTTTATCGACAGGGTTTTGCAGAGCCATTGATCGCGGTGGCAACGCTCAACTCATACATGCCAGCCGGCAAGGATGGCAAGCCACAAGGCCTATGGGCAAAGATGCCGGATGTTATGCTGGCAAAAGTTGCCGAAGCGTTGGCGCTCCGCAAAGCTTTCCCGAACGATCTTTCTGGCATCTATACCAGCGAAGAAATGGATCAGGCTGACGCTCGCATCATCGAGCCGGCGCAGAAGCCGAATGCAGCTCCGATTGAAGCGGAGATCGTGCGCGAGATGGATGACGAAACTAGGGCATCGGTTTTGGAGCAGATCTCTAAGGCTGAAACCAAAGATGATCTGCGCGAGATCTGGAAAGATAACGCATCGATCCTAGAACTGCGCTGGAAGAACACTCTCGATGAATGGGTGACTTTCAAGGAGATCATTCTTGCAAAGCAGGCATCTATGCCAGAGCCAAAGGCTGATAAATAATGCCGGTAGCAAGAATGACAGATCCGGCAACCAGCCACCAGGCCGCCAACTCGATCGATGATGACAGCGTGACATCAGCGCAGGCTCTGATCCTAAGGATCCTAGCCATGCGACCAATGCACGATCAAATGCTCCACGCAGAATACTGCTCGCTGGCTTGCTCCATGGGCTTGCCGTTTATTTCAGAGAGCGGTTGCCGATCGCGGAGATCCGAACTAGTCGCTATGGGCAAGGTAAAAGATACCGGCGCTCGCATCAAACTCCCAAGCGGTCGAAACTCGATCGTTTGGCAAACAGTAAAGGAAGGCATCTAATGGCTTGGAAGGCTGACGATGAAGTTACAACAAACTATGGATCTATCAAGCAGGCGCAGAGCGAAGCGTTTGCTGATGGAGCAGACGCAATGCTGATCCGCATTCGCGATGCGATCAACAAAATGGAAGTGCCGAAACTAGTTTTCGATGATCTGCCAGCGCAGCTCGATCCCAACGCTGACTTGCTGACGATCAAGATGTCAGATTTCACGCGCACGATCGCCAACTCTGCGCGCGAAGGTATTGCATCAGAGAAAGCGTCAATCGCTGATCGCATTGAAAAAATGATCCTGGCCGCACAAACCAATGGATCCAACGATCTTTTGCCGGGTTTGCAGATCGCTCTCGATGCCATCATCAAGGGCGGTTTCTCCGACATCGAGATCGGCGGTGACGAATAATGGCTGCCAAATGCAAGTGCGCAAAACCGGAGCAGATCCGTGACCAGATCATCGAGAGCCTGGTGCGCCATCTCAAAACGCAGGAACTCATTGTTGCTAATCGAGACGGCTGGATCAATCGCCGGCGCAGAAAGATGCAACTCGAAGGGCTGGCGCTCGCGATCGGGATCGTGCGGATCACTCCGTTGCGATCATCCAAACCTTGCAAACACAAATTGACGCGTTGGCTTGATTGCGAAATGTGCCAGATCACGACCGGCAAGCCTTGCGAAGAGTTTGTTTGCATCGATTGCGGTGAGAGCGTTGAGTGAGCAATCATTATTTCGCGAGATGGTTGCGCCGGATCGCTGGCAGGAAGGTTACTGGTTTGGGATCAAACGTGCGCGAGCCGTTTATCGGGAGCAGATCTCTAAATTGATTGCCGATCATTTTGGGGATCGAGCGCCTGACATTCAGATTGGCATTTTGACCGACAACATTTTGGCTGTGCTGGATCGCAAGATTGGGGATGCTGATGAGCAGAAAGGCTAGGCATCGCGCAACTACGAAACGCTACCCTTTAGGCGTTTATGTTTATGCAGCTCGAAACAAATGGTATGCATTTCAGAAGCCGGCGCTGAAGCGTTGGATCAACCAGATCATCGGCAGGGAGAAACGCTAATGGCTGTTTGGGAAATCCACGATCAAGATTTTACGGAGATCGCCTGCCAGAAATGTGCGTATGAGTTTCTGCTGGAGCGCAACGTGGCTGATGCTGAACTAGGCAAAAACTATTCGGATGGCATCCTTTCTGTAACCGAAGATACGCATGGGCAACATGACGATTGCAAGCATCGCTGTTTTGGTTGCGAGCGCTGGATCGAGCCGGATAAAACGCCATGCAACAACTGCGGAGAGATGATCGCCAGCGACATCCATGCCGAAGAACTAGGTATGTGCGTCGATTGCTCCAACGCTTATTTCTCGCATGATGACTAGGGCAGGATCGTGACCATGGATAGTTTTGCGGAAGGCGTAGCATCAGCCAACCAAGCGATCATCGCTAAACTGCGGTTCGCGATCTGCTTTGATCATCTGGAGAAAGCGCATTGTGATCACGCAGCCTGTTGGGAGTTTATGCGCATGATCGACAGCCTTGATCCGGAGCGCCACTTTAATTACAAACCTGTCGGCGCTGTCGGCCAGGCGATCGATTTGTATGCTGATCCCAATCTTGTCTGGAGCGATGATCTGGAGCAGATCCGACAACCGCTTGTTGATCTCATGCTCTACTGTGTGCAGAGCGGAACAGCATTCCGAAAACTTCGCTTGCTTGCACAAGCGATGCTACCCAACTTTGATGTTCATCCAAAGGTAGGGTAGAGTTAGATGGGCTGGCAGGCTTCGGATCGGTTATTCCCTTGACCCTTTCTCCGATAGCCTGCCAGCCTTTCGGGTTTGGATGGTTTCGTCTGGGCGCTAAAACTCTCATGGAGAAGCGATCAGCACCGGGGTTCGACTCTCCGCAAATCCACAAATGCTCCAGAGCTGCAAACTCGGAGCAGATAGTAAGGCGTGTGTGCGATCAGCGTTGCGTTTGCAGACAAGATGACGCGAGCAAGATCACAGCCTTGCAAGGCTCTGGCGGCCAATGCCAGATCGGATCTAACTCCAAGTTTGCAGGCTGGATACCTGCGGATCTGATAGGGTGGTCGGCTCATAAGTCCGACCACCTTTTTTATGCTCTGCGCATCGATGGGCTAACCTTAGATCTATGACTTGCAAACGCTGTGGCTACGATCCAAGCGGAGATCCATCCGCGAAAACAGCCGATCTCAACATGGGCGATTTCTGCTCATCATGCACAGCGAAACCCACGCGAGTAGTCAAAACAGACTACGGCAAATGCCGACCGCACCTAGGCGATTTTGATGACAACGACAATCCGCTCAAACCAGATGGCACGTTGTTTAGACCCGGGTTTCGGATCTGCCGGCATCGAGATTGCATCGCACGATCACACATCATTGGCTGGGAAACGTTTGAGCAGCTCGACAGATCGTGGCGCAAGGGTTACAAAGAAACTCCGGAGCAGATCTGGAGCAGGCTTGAACTAGAACGGCCTACGGAAGAACAACTGAAACGCGCTCGCGGTGAGTTGTGAGCGTCTGATAGATCTAGTAATCTATCCATAACAGGAAGGCTGCATCATGCGTATCTTTACATCCGAAAGTGTCACCGAAGGGCATCCAGACAAGATTTGCGATCAGATCAGCGATGCGATCCTTGATGCGATTTTGACAGACGATCCAACGGCTCGAGTGGCTGTCGAGACAATGGCAACGACCGGGCAGATCCACATTGCCGGAGAAGTCACAACATCAGCGCACGTGGATTTTGCAGCTATTGCCAGAGCCAAAATCTTAGAGATCGGATACAACTCGAGCGCTCTAGGTTTCGATGGAGCATCCTGTGGGATCTCCGTGAGCATCGGAGCGCAATCGCCAGAGATCGCTAACGGAGTATCAGAAAGTTTGGAAGCGCGATCCGGCACTCTTGACGATGCGCCTGGCCAACTTGGTGCAGGTGATCAAGGCATGATGTTTGGGTATGCCACAGATGAAACTGCGGAACTGATGCCAGCGCCAATCATGCTGGCACATAAACTTGCAAAAGAGTTAGCGCGCATCCGCAAAAACGGTGAAACAGATTTGCTCCGACCAGATGGCAAAACGCAGGTATCGATTGCCTACGACAAACATGGCACACCAAAGCGTCTAGATACTGTGATCGTCTCCACGCAAACTAGATCGGCTGATCTCCGCGACATCCAAAACGATGTGGCATGGTGGATCGCTCCG